CTGTCCAGCGTTTACCTACACTACCACCATCCATGTTTCCAAAGTAGTATCGTATCATTTTATTGTTTTCAAAGTGCGATCTAATGTATTTCAGGTGGTCAATAGCCTGTGACTGCTCTTCTGATACCCATGCAATAAAGTGTTGCTGGTCATCAGCGGCAAAGCATAGCTTATGCATAATAGCCGCTTTAGCCACCACTGATTTACCGTGACCTCTAGGGATAATGTTACAGATACGAGCACCGGGTGCTGTATCTATCATCTTCTTTCCCATTTCATAGTGGAAGGGTGCTGATTCAGACTTCTTGAGGAAGTCATTAGGTAGAAACGCTCTACCAAAGTAGATAAGGTTACTGTATGCTTTTGCTAATACCTCATCTCTTTTCTCCATCTCTGATGGTGGAGGGGTAATATTAAAACTCATTCAGTTAGTTCTTTCTGCTTTTCAGGCAGTATACCCTGTTCAAATGCCTGTAGCTTCTCTCTGCTGAACCCAGAGAACTCCTGTATCAGTGCTACAGAATCTACTTTCTTTTCTGTAGACAGCAAACCAGATATCTTCATCAGGGTTTCTATCGCTCTAAGCTTGTCATTGTCTCTAACGTCTATCTTGTCAATAACATCTTTAGTTGTTTCCAGTAGGTATCGTTTTGTAATACCCACTTCTGACATTAAGTTTTCTATTTCTTTATCCACTGCCTGCCTCACTGTTTTGTTTTTAAGTAGTAGTGTTGATCTTCTTTCTGCATGATCTAAACTGACTGTCTTGGGAAAAGCTTTCTGGTATGCTTTTACAGGATCCATACCATGTGCTACATACTTTGCAAAACTTTTTTTTGCATCTGTCAGGTAGCCACCAGTTTTGACTTGATACCCTGTTTTCTTTGTAAATCTATATATTTCATCTTTGACTGTACCAACAAAAGGACTTGATCCCCTGTGATTAAACATTCCAATAACCGTTCTAATATAATCGTTGTCTCTTTTCTTTTTATCTACAAAACAACCTTTCTTTAGTATTTGAACAATCTTACCATCATCGGATACGCACCAGTCTCCTTCTTTTGCCTGTTTCCAATCGGTAATCAACGGAGTATCAGGATGTGCCTTACGGAACTCCTCTTCTGATTCGTAGGCATAGTGCTTGACTCCCTTTATGGTGCGAGTCAGTGCCAAATCAGTTTGGTTCCTGATCGTCCAAAAGGTTTAGGTCTAGTATCTCCAGCTCTGGCATGTTCTTCATGCGGTACAATAGTTCGGATAGGAGACCTATTTGCTTTGAAGTAGGGTCTATGAGATCAGTGAGCTTTAGCTCGTTTGATATCTCACGGCAACGCTCTAGATTTTCATAGACGTTATCAATATGAAAGTCATTCATTCTGGCCCTCTGATATAGTGTACGGTTTCTTTCCATGATTTAATTTAATAACACTTGACATCTAAATGGTAGATAATATATATTTAATTAAGTTTGTTTAGTTTGTTGAAGTTTTTCATAATAGTACTATAGTATATATAGTATAATAGTATATATTATATATATATAATATATATAGTACTATAGTATATATAGTATATATAGTAAGTAGTAAGTAGTATATATAGTACCCGCCTAGTATTTTATAGTACCCGCTCGGTAAAACTTCCAAAAAATTCTAAAAAATTATATCAGTATGTGTGTTTCTCTTTTTTTACACACATACACCCCCCAGTCGCATTCTACGTTAGAAAAGTTACGTTGACAAAAGCAAAATCATTTCCACCCGTTGATCATCACAACAAAATAAAACATGAGTATAAATCTTTATAACTTCAACAATATAAGCATTTACAGTAATGTACACAGATAATACAATATATTATTATTGGATCCGGTCAATATATAATAGAAATTAAAGCGTGGTAAATGTGTAGTTAATAATGAATATAAATAATCATATATATATAAATTATTTAAAAGGGCGTATTGTTTACCCCGTACCCCGTACACAGTACCCCAAAACAAAGATGGAACTTTTTCACGCTTTTGTAGTGTAAAGGGTAACAAATCAAAAAATCAAAAAAGGAGTTTTAATGATGTCAAATAATAATAATATGTTAACCAGAAAATGGAGTAAACAAAACGTGCAAGAGGTTTTAAAATCTTTAAGAGGTGCGAAAACTAAAGAAGGTAAAAAAATATTTAATGTTGTTAAAAAAGGGAATATTTATGAAGTCAAAGCCAACAAAGATAATAAATTGGTTTTTGGTGCTATGTTAGGCCGTTTCGACTATCTTGTAACATTTGACAAAAGATTATTTATTCATAAATAAAAATACTTTGGGAGGTTGGGAACTTTTCCCAACCTCCTGAGTATACTAATTAATAAAATCAAAAAAGGAGTTGTAACAATGTCAAAAGTAATTAAAATGGAAGAAGATCAAACAAAGATGAGAATCGAATTACCAAATGGTGGTGAAGTAGAAATTGATCAACAGCTAAACAACAGAGTGAACGTATATGTTTATCACCACAAAACGTCAATGGCTCACGAGGTTAAATTGCTAGATTTTACAGATTTTCAAACACTATCTGATACTAAAACTAGCTTAAGTAAATGCCGGAGCGAGTTCCGAGATGACAAAAATACAACAATCGTCAAACATATTGCATTTAATAATTAGGTTAACTGACGAGGGTTTAATACCCGAAACGGAGAATTTATTCTCCGTCTTAACCAAAAATAAAAAGGGGTTTAAAAATGAAAATAATAAAAGATAAAAGAACTTTAAACGCAATAAAAAAAGCAGGATTTATTAAAGAGCCTAAATATTGCAGTTTTCCAAGAGTAGACGAAACACAAAAAAAATATTTTATTTTTGGATTTAGCTTTAATGATAAGCAATACAAGTTTAAATATTTTGAAGGGAATTTCTACCCTTATTTAATAGAGGTATAAAATAAATAAAATACTTTTGGAGGTCGGGAACTTTTCCCGACTTCCAGAGTATAACAAGTAAATAAACAAAATAATGAGGTTTTAAAATGCAAGAACTAATATTAAAAGAACTAGGTAAAAGAAAGGTAAGGGCTATCTTAAATCAATGGATAAAAGACCAAGTAAACAGAGCCTTAAAAAATAATTTTGAAATTGTCTTTGATTCTTCAATCTGGTTAGATGAGTACGCTTTTGAAATGTACAAAATTGATTTAAGCGACTATGTAAGTGAGCCTTTTGAGGTGGACGACCTTTTTAAATTTATTGGTAACAAAATATAATTTAAAAACTTTGGGAAGTCGGGAACTTTTCCCGACTTCCAGAGTATAACAAGTAATAAAATAAAAAGAGGATGTGTAGAACATGAGAAAAATCAAAATAACTTTAGAAGTTGATAATGTTGTATACTTAGAAGAAAGTACAGAAGTACAACACGAAGAGAATTTAAAAGACATGTTTTCTGAAGAATACAAGCAACT